AAACGGCGGCCTGGTACTGCACTGAAATATTGCACCAATCTGCTAACCCCTGCCCTGCTGGACTGGTGCGCCAAACGGCGGCCTGGTACTGCACTGAAATATTGCACCAATCTGCTAACCCCTGAGCGGCTGGACTGGTGTGCCGAAAAAACTCAGTGATACGATTATTTATTTTGAATCTTTGCATTGAATTGTGTTGACATGTTTTGAATTGTGTGTATAATGGGAACCATCGAAACACAGCACATAACAGGAGATACTGAAATGAAAACCCCAGTTCAAATAACATTACTGACCGACATAACCATGGACGTACTGCGTAAATTATGCGCCTGCACTGGCGGCGTAAATGCATGGAAGGCCAACCCTGGCCCACTAAGCCTGCGCCCCGGCTATTTTCTATGGGGCGTGAGCAGATTCGCAGACCTGTACCTCAGTCTGGCGCAGGCGGATACGCGGTATCCTGCCCGGCTGGACTGGTGCGCAGAACAGCAGCCTAGTACCGCACTGGCATATTGCGCCAGTTTGCTAACCCCTGAGCGGCTGGACTGGTGCGTCAAACGGCATCCTGATGCGGCACTGGTATATTGCGGCAGCCAGCTAACCCCTGCCCTGCTGGACTGGTGTGCAGAACAGCAGCCTGGTATTGCACTGGGATATTGCGGCAGCCAGCTAACCCCTGCCCTGCTGGACTGGTGTGCCAAACGGCATCCTGGTACTGCACTGAAATATTGCACCAATCTGCTAACCCCTGCCCTGCTGGACTGGTGTGCCAAACGGCGGCCTGGTACTGCACTGGTATATTGCGGCAGTTTGCTAACCCCTGAGCGGCTGGACTGGTGCGCCAAACGGCGGCCTGGTACTGCACTGAAATATTGCACCAATCTGCTAACCCCTGCCCTGCTGGACTGGTGCGTCAAACGGCAGCCTGGTACTGCACTGGTATATTGCGGCAGCCTGCTAACCCCTGCCCTGCTGGACTGGTGCGTCAAACGGCGGCCTGGTACTGCACTGAAATATTGCGGCAGTCTGCTTAGAGAGTGAAATTACACGGATGCCACACGAGTTTTACACGTAACTTACTGACGCGATGGAGAAAAAATGAACGATCACGCACAAAAAATAAACGAAAAACGCAAGATACAAGCAGGCCGCACATGCATACAGGGCAGATCAAGGCGCCGCGTATTACGCAGAATTTCATGCGCATCACGAAATGCAATACGCATGTGTTCGCATTTTATTTTTTTCATCAGAAACGGGTACACGATCAGATCGGCGTGGCGTCAATCGTCAATGACAATTAATTAAAGGAGCTTTACATGAACACAACCCCACAAAACCCTGTTGTTGCACTCAGCAATTTCATGGAGAAATTAAAACCTCAGCTGGCACTGGTATTACCAAAACATCTGACAGCAGATCGCATGACCAGGCTGGTTCTGACAGCATTCAGCATAAACCCTCAGTTGCAGGCGTGCACTCACAAAAGTATTGCCGCCAGCACCATGATTGCAGGACAGCTAGGGCTGGAGCCGGGCGTTAATGGTGCAGGTTATTTAATGCCATACAGAGATACTTGCACGTTCGTCCCCGGTTGGAAAGGGCTGTTGGATTTGGTCTCACGCAGTGGTCGCGCAACCGTTTTTACAGGGGTGATTTTCAAGGACCAGCAATACACATTCACAGATGGCTCACGGCGTGATCTGGTAATTCATAACGAAACGGATTTGCATGACCAGGCAGATATCACCCATGCATATGCGGTAGGCTGGGTAAAAGATTCAATCATTCCACACATTGAATTGTGGACAGTTGAAAAACTCACAAAATACAGGGACAAAAATAACAAACAAGGGGGTCGGCATTACAGTTTTGCGCATTGGGAAATGTATTGCCGAAAAATTCCACTTCTGCATATTCTGAAATACATGCCCAGTTCTGTCGAATTATCAAACGCGATTACAGTCAGCAATGCATCAGAATCAGGGCATAGTGTAACGATTGAAAACGGAATTGTGATTGATCCGGATGAACAGCAGGAAGGTCAATCGGCGCCAGAAACGACAAAAAAAACGATCCCAGAATGCACCGCTGAGCAGTTCGCAAAATTGGCAGCAGAATGGGAATCTGTTATTCGGTCAGGGAAAAAAACGGCAGCAGAAGCGCTAATCACAATCAGCAAAAAATACACTCTGAGTGATGAGCAGCAGATGCAGGTTTCGGCGTGGCAACAAGAGGGGCAATAAAGCGTCTGCCGCCGCTGTATACGAACACCATGCTCAGTTATGTCTGAGCATGGTGAATTAATCAAACAGGAGAAAGTATGAGAACACACGACATTACGCAAGGCAGTCAAGAATGGCACGCTCACCGTGCAACACATTTTAACGCAAGTGAGTGCGCCGCGATGCTGGGCATTGACCCGAATAAATCGAGGGATGAATTGTTGCTGGAGAAATTTCTGGGTATGACAGCAGACGCGAGTGAATTCACTCAGAAAATCTTTGATAAAGGTCATAGGTTTGAAGAATTGGCTCGGACTTTAGCGGAAGAAATTACTGGTGCATCTATCTACCCGGTTACCGGCAGCGCAGGAAAACTGTCTGCATCGTTCGATGGAATTACTGCTAACGATCTAATTGCGTGGGAACACAAACAACTCAACATTGAACTGAAAGCCAGGCTGGTTGATGGGCTAATTCCTGACCAATACCACCCACAGATAGAACAGCAATTAATGATTTCTGGTGCTGAAAAATGTTTGTTTATGGCGTCAAAATGGGACGATTCTGACGTATTAATTGAAGAATTCCACGCCTGGTACTCCCCAAATTTTGATCTGCGGGAGCGCATTGTCGCAGGCTGGAATCAATTTGAAATTGACCTACAGAATTGCAAATATGTAAAACCAGAGCAGCAACTAAAAGCTGAGTTAATTATGGGTCTGCCTACAGTGTTTGCTCATGCTGAAGGACGAATTACAAAATCGAATCTACCAGAATTCCAGCGTGTTGCAGAGCTGTATATTCAGAATATCAACATGGATTTGCAGACAGATCAGCATTTCGTTGATGCTGTGGCAGTCGTGAATTTTTGCGCTGAAACTGAGAAAAAACTGGACGCGACGAAATTGGCGATACTCGCACAGACGGCCAGCATTGATGACGCGCTGCGCATTATTGACAATATTAAAGCGCAATTGAGTAAAAAACGTTTGTTACTGGCGGCCCTGGTACGAACGGAAAAAGAGGCGCGAAAAACGTCACTAATTTTAAATGTTCGAAATGAATATCAAACATACCTGAACGAATTCGAAATTAATTTCCCCCAGGCAATCGGTAAAGTTGATTTTGGGGCAGCAACGAAAAACCTTAAATCCCTCAAATCAATGCAAGAGGCACTAAATGCGGCATTGGCAAACGCAAAAGTTAATGCGGTCATTTATGCAAACGACTATCTCAAAAAAATGGCATGGTACAAAGATGAGGCGGATTCATTTAATTTTCTGTTCAGCGATTTACAGCAGATTGTAGTTAAAGAATGTGACGATTTTAAGCTGATCGTCACATCAAGAATTGATATGCACAAAAAGGCAGAGGAAGAAAAAGCCGAAACTTTACGCCAAAAAATTCAGGCCGATGCTGATAAAAAAGCGCAGGCGGCGGAACAGGAACGCATAAATGTTGCTGCAAAAGCGGCGGATGCTCTGTCAGAAGAAACAGAAAAAGTCAGGGCAGATGAATCTGCACGGTCAAACGTTAGGCCTGTTCATGTGCAGGCTGTGCCAGTTAAATCTGTACCGGATTTAATTTCACCCGATGATTTGATCGACACATTAATGGATCATTACAAAACAACGCGCGAAATTGTTGAACAGAGTATCAGGAATGCAGCCAGAGCTCTGGATGATGAGTTGCAAAACAAAATGGAGTTTCGCTAAACCGGCTGACGAAGCAAAAAGCCCCGATGATCCCACCGAGGCCTAGCTCCGACCGGGAACCCCCAGTCCATTTGAATAGATTACAAGGAGAATGACATGCAGATAACAGAGATAACAGAATCGAAATTAACTGAGGAAATGATAGACGCTCCGCGCTGTTTTTTTCTTGGACTGGAGCTTGGCTACAAAAATCTGGATAGTATGCGAGAGCACCTTGATCGATGTGGATACAGCTACGAGTGCTGGCCGGATTGGGCGAAAACAGAAACTGGACACATCACGAAAGCGGGCAAGGCGATTTTGCTCTATACGATGATGGAGCATGCGAGGGTTAATTAATGAAAACACCACGAGAGAAATATGAACTACCCGCGCAGCGCGATGGACAGGCGCTAACGATGTTTATCTGCGAAGGCCAGGAGACTGTCACAGCAGAGATCGGACACTGGTACAGCCCTGATGCCGTTGCAGAGCTGCTCGCAAAAGAGCACGAAAGATGCGCAGTGATCTGTGACGACCTTCACCATGACTGGCTGCATGCATTGCGTTGCATTGTTTCGGATCGTATGAAACAATGAGCCACCAAAACACAACAAAGGATAAAAAATGAAACAAAAATCAAAAACTACCAAAGTTTCTACGCTGCCAGCCATCAGATCAGACGCCGAAACACGCGAATATGTTGAAGCAGAAGCGGCCGCGCAGGATCGAACACTGGCAAATATGACGCTATGCTTGCTGAAATTAGGAATCGAGACGCACAAGAAGAACATGAGGGTGACAAAATGACACCGCTACAGCTCAGCATTCTGATTCACTATCATAGTCTGTTAGGTGACTTTCGGGATCTGGATGCACCGGCAGTTGCAGACGCAATGAACCGTTTTTGCGACGACGGGATGATTGAATATTATATATTCAACAGTACTAAATTCAGAATAACTGAAAAAGGGAATTTTTTCGTTGATTACCTTTGCACGATCCCGCTGCCAGTATCTATATGGAAGATTCCGGAATGTGAGGAATGACATGCTAAACGTGAAACGGAGCAACCAGACACGACAGACGGGCTGTCCCCCGAACATGCCAACCACTGGCGAAATGCTCATGCGCATAGCTGGTGCAAAACGCGAACCGTGGGAGGCATCGCTGGCAGGCGTCAGAGTGATGGGTATCGCAAAGTGCGGCATGTGTCAGGCACCGACGAGGATAGATGATCTGGCGTGGATCGGAAAAAAATATAGGAAGTGTACGGAGTGCATGAAGACCCACAAATGGAAGCCAAGCGCAGAAAAGTACCGGATGGCGTGGGAGGCTAAAAATATGGCATTAACGAAGGAGCAAGTTTGATTTAGGTATTGATGCGCTTGAGCGGCTTGATGCGATGGCAAATAAGCAGTTCACAACACGCTCAGAAATAGCCAGATCGTTTTTAATTGATGCCCTGTACCGGGCAAGTGATAACGATGAATTTGTTTTTTTAATAATATATTAAAATATAAAGTAAACAAAACATATATAATCAATCGCATAACGTTTCTACTGAAAATACAAAATAATATTCGGGTGCTGAAAAATGCATAAAAAAGAACAGCTTATGAAGGAAAAGGTAAAAACAAAAAGAGTGCCGGGGAAAAATGGCGGGGCGAGGGATGGGGCGGGTAGGAAACAGTTTGCTCCGACCGACTCTGAGCGTAGGCAGGTAGCCAGGTTTTCTGGATGCGGACTGCCCCAGCCTCAAATTGCGGCGCTGGTGCGGGACGGAATCAGCGAAGACACTCTATTTAAATATTTTGGAAAAGAGCTCAAATTAGGCAAAGCACAAGCGAACTCCAAAGTTGCTCAAACACTTTTTGATAAGGCGGTCGGGGGGGACACTACATCTATGATTTGGTGGACAAAAACACAGATGAGATGGTCTGAGGTTCACCATCTTGAACATACCTCGCCAGATGGCAGCATGACACCAAAATCCGCGCTTGACGCTACAAAATTATCTGATTCAGCATTGGAAGAAATTTTAGCAGCAAAAAAATAAATGCTTTCTGACGATGAAATTCTATCTGTAGAGCGTGAATATTGTGCACGCTCGCTACTGAATTTTGTAAAACGAGCGTGGCACATTCTAGAGCCAGGGGTAGAATTAAAAACAGGCTGGGCGATTGAAGCTGTTTGTGACCACCTCGAAGCTGTAACAGACAATGAAATCAACAGGTTACTGATCAACATCCCACCAGGCTGCATGAAGTCTCTACTCGTCTGCGTATTTTGGCCAGCGTGGGAATGGGGCGCAAAAGCGCGTCCGGAATTGAGGTACATCAGCACAGCGTACAAACAGGATTTGGCTGTTCGCGACAGCGCAAAATGTCGTCGATTAATTCAGTCTGAATGGTATTCCAGGCTCTGGGGGATTGAGTTGACGGGCGACCAGAACGCAAAAATAAAATTTGAAAACACGAAAACCGGATTCCGGGAGGCGATAGCGTTTGATTCAATAACTGGCTCGCGTGGAGATCGGGTTCTGATAGATGACCCATTGTCAGTTCGACAAGCCAGAAGCGCGGTAGATTTAAAATCAGCAGAGGTCGCTTTTACTGAAGCGCTTCCTACACGTGTCAATAATGATAAATCGGCAATTGTCGTTATAATGCAACGTTTGCACGAAAACGATACATCAGGCATCATTTTAAAACGTGAATTTGATTATACACATCTGTGTTTGCCGATGCGTTTTGAGCGTGACAGACGGTGCGTGACAAAAATAGGGTTTAGTGACCCCCGTCAAACAGATGGTGAGCTACTGTTTCCGGAACGATTTTCTGAGGAAATTGTTAGTGAACTAGAAAGGACCTTGGGCAGCTATGCGGCGGCTGGACAATTTCAGCAGCGCCCAGCACCACGCGACGGCGGTATGTTCAAAAAATCATGGTTCCCGATTGTGCGAGCTGTACAGGCTGGGACACGATTCGTTCGGGGGTGGGACTTAGCTGCAACAGAGGGGGCTGGCGACTGGACTGTAGGCGTCAAGATCGGGCGGCAAAAAGACGGGCGATTTATAATTGCGCACATAGCAAGGGATCAATTGTCACCGGCTGGCGTGGAAAGGTTGCTCGTTAATACAGCAAGTCACGATGGTTACACGACTGAAATATCCCTGCCGCAAGACCCTGGGCAGGCAGGAAAGCAGCAGGCAGCATACTATATCCAAAAGATGGCCGGGTACATTGCACATGCGACTACAGAATCTGGGAGCAAAGAGGTACGCGCCAGCCCATTTGCAGCCCAGGCCGAGGTTGGAAACGTAGATATTCTGGAGGGCGGGTGGAATGATATATTTTTTGACGAACTGTGTGTGTTTCCTGGCGGAGCATATGATGATCAGGTCGATGCAGCATCTCGTGCATTGAATGTGCTGGCAGCCGGAAGTAAATTCGATCTAGGAACAATGACTTAGCGGGGGCATTATGAGAAAAAAAGTGAAACGTAATGACGGGCAATACGAAAATGTGTTTATGAACATCGGTAACAGTCGTGACAGAAGTTCATTTACAAAATCTGCTGCGACCGCCCGGCTTCAGCAGTCTGAGCTGGAAAGTCTTTATGAATGCGACGGATTTGCTAGAAAAATCATAGACTTACCATCAGAAGAAATGGTAAGGGCTGGCTTCAGAATTCAGGGCGTCGCTGACGATCAAAAAGTGCTTGCGGCACTCGAGGATATTTCTGCGCCAGAAAAATTGTGTGATGCGCTACGATGGAATGCTCTTTTTGGCGGTTCTGTCATAATCATGCTCATTAACGACGGGGGAACGCTCGAAGACCCGCTGAATGTGGGGCATATAAAATCTATCGAACAGTTGCGAGTTTATGACCGTTGGTCTGTTTCTCACTATCAAAAATATCAGGACGTGAACGATACGAGATTCGGAAAAACTCAGATATACATGATATCTCCAGCTGACGGCATGCCATATTCTGTTCATGAGTCGCGCTGTATAGTTATGGACGGAATCCCTGTGCCGGATCGGGTTCGGGTGTGTAATGACGGATGGGGTGCGAGCAAGCTGCAACACTGTTACAGTCAATTAACCAGGTTTGGTATGTCGCACGTCTGGGTAAATGCACTGATCGAACGTGCGCAGCAGGCGGTGCACGGAATCCCAGAACTTACAAATTTATTACGCTCACCCGGGGGGGAGGCGTTAGTTAGAAAACGGGTTGACCTGGTAGACATGACGCGCTCGATCAACAATACAGTAGTCATTGATTCAGAAGAGAATTACGATTTAAAATCTACGTCATTATCAGGCGTGTCGGATATCGTAGACCGGCTGGGACTCGCATTGTCCGCCGTTTCAGGCATTCCAGAATCGCTGCTTTTTGGCAGGCAGCAGGGCGGATTGAACAGCACAGGCCAGGCCGACCTTGAGAATTGGTACGCAAAAATAGGGCAGGATCAGAACACAATTCTTTTACCCGCACTTGACGTGCTCATCACGATCCAGCTTTACGCAATGAATGCGTACACAGACGATTATCTGATTAAATTCAATCCGTTATCCGTGCCGTCGGCAAAAGAAATCGCTGAAACAAATCATAAACGGGCGCAGACATTTGAAATCCTGAACAACATCGGGGCGCTGGACGCATCAGAGGTTAGAGCAATGCTTAAAAACGAGGGCTACGATATAAACGACGATACTGAAATCAGTGAATTAGATTTGCAAAATGGCGAAGAAAAAGACATTCAGTAGTCCTGATTCACAAGAGCGCGAGCAGATTCGTGCTCTGTTGCGTTTTTCAAAACAGTTGCAGCGAGACGTGACACTGGTTCTGTTGCCCAAAATTGATGAAATTATTGAACAATTCAAGACTGAGTCACGGGCTGACGGGTGGACTGACACGCTCGATACAGTCATGGCTGAGCTCGCAAAATTGGCTTTTCATGCGATATTTGTAACGGTAACAAAATTACCAAAACAATTTGATGCTGTCAGTAAATTCAATGAAGGGCAGTTCAAGCTGGTTGTTAAAGCGAACACCAAATTACCTTTGCCACCTGTGATGCCTGGCGCCCCCAAAAGCTCAATTCTGGGCGTAAATGTATTCCGTAGCGAGCCATTTTTGCAGCCGCTGGCTGAGGGCTGGATCAGTGAAAATACATCACTCATCAAGTCATTGCCGACACGCCTGCATCCCGACCTGGAGGGCATTATCAGACGCGGTGTGATGAATGGGGCTTCAGTCAAAACGATCAAAGAGCAAATTAAAAAACAGTACGGCACAACAGATTCTCGTGCAAAACTCATTGCACAAGATCAGATTTTAAAACTGAATGCTGACTTGACGCGCTACCGATTACAGAGCGTTGGTGTCAAAAGATACGTCTGGCGCACTGTCAAAGATAATCGCGTCAGGCCTGAACATGTCGAGCGTGAAGGGCGCATTTATTCATGGGAGAATGGGGCGGGAGGTGAGCACCCCGGCGAGCCGGTTCGTTGCAGGTGTCATGCTGAGGCGATTTGGGATGATGATAGCGAACCGGATTGAAAAAATAATATATTGTGATGCACGTAAAATAGACGCATAATTCACAATTATGAATAACATACGTTACGATCGCGCGGCAATAAATGCCACCATTACGGATGACGGGTATTTAATAGACGCCCCTATTGTCGGGCGCGCTGGAATTCAGTTGTATAAAAATCCTGACGGCACGATCCGGCGTGAATTGCGTTTGCCGGAAGACATTTTCAATTCTGACTCACTGAAAAGTTTTGCTGGAAAACCCATTACAGATGGCCATCCGGACGCCCCAGTTACTGCAAAAAATGCAAAAAAACTCATGGCCGGAGTAATGAGAGGTGAGGCAGTGCAGGACGGTGACAATCTGACAGCTCCAATCGTCATTCATGACGGCGAACTGATTGATAAAATCATGCGCGGCGGCAAGCGCGAATTGTCGCTGGGATACAAAGTTGATCTTGAAGAAAGCCCGGGCGAATGGAACGGGCAGAAATACGATGCAATTCAGCGCAACATCAGAGTGAATCATTTGGCAATTGTACAAAGAGGACGGGCAGGAAATGCCAGGCTAAATCTGGACAGTAATGCCACAATTTTATTTAACCATAATGAAAAGGAATGCGATATGCAAGAAAATATGAGCAAAATAAAGCTGTTGAATGGGTTGGAGTATTCCGCTGCTCCAGAGGTTATTGTTGAAATTGAAAAACTTCGGGCAGAAAATAAAGAACTTTTTACGCTTGCTGAGGATTTAAAAAAGAAACAGGATGTTCTGTCAGCAGAACGTGATGCACTGACTTCGAAAGTGTCATCTGAAGAAAAAGTACGTTCCGACGCGCTGACTATTGCGCGCAACGAGGTAAAAGCTCGTGCTGAGCTGGACAATGTCGCTGAGAGCTTCAAGATTGACTGCGAAAACAAAACAGATCGTGAAATTAAGGAACTGGTAATTAAATCCGTTCGGTCAGATGCTGAGCTGACAGGCAAATCAGATGAGTATATTGACGCTGCATTTGAGCTGGCTTCAGCGATGCGCGCAGATTCTGCAATGGCTGCACAACGACAGTCAGGCGCGGCTCGAAATGACGGTAACAGCTCAAAGCAGGAAGCCGGTGGCTACAAGCAATTCATGTCTCAATTAGAAAAAAGGGAGCAAAAATAATGGTACAAACTACGGCAGGGCAGTATGGCGCAGCAGCATTCCGGGGGATGCAGGACGGCATTGGTCTGAAGTTTGTCAGAAGTTACGCGGCTGAAGAAATTATACCGGTCGGTTATCCGATCAAGCTGGGTACAGACCCTGAAAAAGAGGTGAAAAAGGCCACAACTGGCGCAGGGTCTATCGGTTTTGCCTTGCATGATCATGCACGAGAGCAAACATCCGCTGGGGTCGTGCAGTACGCTATCACTGAGACGGTTAATGTTTTGACGGCGGGCAGAATGTGGGTGCTTACGTCAGATGCTGTGGTTGCCGGTGCGGTGGCAAACCTGACTGTAGCGGACGGTACGTTAACTGATGCAGCTGTTGCGGCGGGCATTGAGGCGTTCACACAGATTGGCGTGACTTTTTTAACTGCCACGACCGCCGCCGGTCTGGCACTGGTGGAGATTAAATAATGAACAAATCACAAATGAAATATGATGAAACAGATTTTCGCGTAATTCAAAATTCTGGCCGTTTCGATGCGAACGAAAGTATGTTTTTCGCGCGTCAACTAGAATTCGTTAAATCGCAAACGTACGACATTAAACGTGTCGCGCTGAATGCCCTAACATTGATGCCAGTGTCCACCTCTATTCCTGAGGGTGCCACTACTCACACATATCGTCAGTATGACAGTGTAGGCATGGCCAAAGTCATTGCTAACTACGCAGACGATCTACCTCGTGCGGACGTGACGGGCAAGGAATTTACTAACCCGATTCGCTCAATCGGAAACGCTTACGGCTACAATATGCAAGAAATTCGCTCTGCGCTGTTCGCCGGAATAAATCTGAACGGTAAAAAAGCAATGGCTGCGACACGCGCGCACCAGGAAAAAATCAATCAACTTGCGTTTGCTGGTGACGCGGATCATGGCCTGCCTGGTTTGCTGAATAATACTAACGTGCCGGAAGTCACGCTGGCAGCGGACGGCACTGGCGCATCAAAAACATTTGCAAGCAAAACGGCCGACAAGGTTGTTCGTGACATTAACTCATTGATTAACAAGGTCATTACGCAATCAAAAGGCATTCATCATGTGAGTCAGGTTTGGCTTCCTGTCGAGCAATATGCTCTGATTGCTACCACTCAAAACAGCGCGGCAAGCGACACGACTATTCTAGCATTTCTGAAACAGGTTCATCCGGGTGTTGAGTTTAATCAGGTTGTCGAAATGGACGCAGCCGGAGCCGGTGGTGTAGATCGCATGTACGCAATGGAAAATTCTCGTGAAAACTGGCAGCTGGAAATCCCGATGATGATCAAGCAGCATGCTCCACAGCAAGCCGGGCTGGAATTTCAGGTGCCGGTTGAATCACGTTTCGCGGGGGTAATCATTGAGTATCCGCTGGCATTCGCGTTCGCTGACGGTATCTAACAGGGAGAGAGGGTGGCGATAGCCCTCTCAATTAAACAGGAGATTTAAATGAAAGTTAAAAACATATCAGCCCGGCTTCATCATGTTGGCAATGTTTCCCTCGCCCCCGGCGAGGAGAAGGAAATTCCTGAATGTTTTGAGAGTTCGATTAACAGATCCGAACTTGTTGAAGTAAGGCGGGCTTACACGAAAAGGCAAATTACAAACGAAGCGCAAGCAATTGAATAATGAATGCGCTTCAATATTTTCGCCTGTTCGCCGCTGAATTTTCGGCAGTTATCGACGCAGATGTGACGGTATGGCTGACATCTGCCAGCTATTTGATTGTTACCGACTGTCTGGACGCTGAACGGGCTGCCATGGCTCAGGCGCTATATGCAGCACACCTACTATCGCTGGCAACCCGTGCGGCGAAGGGTGGCAGTGCTTCAACTGGTACGGTAAGAAGCGAAAAAGAAGGTGACTTGCAGCGGACATATGGAACGACATCGGGCAGTGAAACGTATATCGGTCAAACCAGCTACGGGCTACAATATCTCGACATTACGACGGTCTGCGCTGGATCGTCAATTATGACGCGCGGAGCCACATAATGCGCAACGTTCACATTATCGATAAAGGTTGGAACAAATTACTAAAAGAGACTAAGCGCGCAGCTTCACTTGAGGTTGCAGTAGGCATTCTCGAAGGGGCGCAAAACGACGGGGCGCAAAACGACGGGGTAAGCGTTGCCGAATATGCAACTTACAATGAATTTGGAACCGAAAAAATTCCTTCGCGCCCGTTTATGGCAACATCTTTTGATGAAAATGCAGCATCGATCAGTAATGATTTTACTGTGCAGTATAGTAAAATATTGCGCGGTGCACAGACCGCAAGGGGCGCGTTAACGGCAATCGGGCTGAAGCATGTTGGCAGTATAAAATCGGTCATTACAGGCCGCAATTTCCTTCCTAAACTGGCAGATGCAACGATAGCGCGCAAAAAGGGGTCAACGAAAACTTTGATAGATTCTTCTGTGATGGTGAATTCAGTTCAGATCAGCGTGAGAAATCGCTCGTGAGTTTTCGTAATGTCAGAACTGTTCTGTCAGAATCGCCAGGCGCATATGTGAACGGCGTTTGGGTGGCTGGGACAAAATCCACTCTATCAACGTCTGCAAGTTTGCAGCCTGTAATCATCGGGCAGGATTTGCAGGCGCTACCGGAAGGAAGGCATCTGTCTGATTTTATTAAAATCTACACGGATGACAGGCTTTCTGTAACAGCCGATGGCGAGGGTGTGCAACCTGATATCATTGTTCATGAGGGGTATGGTTACGAGCTGGTCAGCATTTTTGCAAACAGGTCGAATGTAATCAATCATTACAAATATGTTGCTGCAAAAGTGTTTAAATTCACAACAACGGCAGACTGGTTGTCTGGCGCATTGAAAAGGCCGTAAAACATGGCGAGCAATATTGACGTAGCAATCCCACCTTTCGGCAACCCTACAACGTTGGGCGTTCGGGCTAATTTTGCAGCCGCAAAGGCTGAAATTGAGGCGCTTCAGGAATTGCACTCAAGTAAAATTTTTACGATGCTTAGCATCGATGAGCTTGTCGAAGTCTTTCAGGCTTGTGCTGTAAATAATGTCCCTCAACCGATTTTATTCAACAGTCTATATTACGACATAGGCGGGGCAATTACACTTGACCCCGGCGGCGGGTTCATAACATTCAACGAAGCCGGTTCATATGTCGGATCATACGACTATAGTGCAATTCGCAAAATCGGAACCGGCGGGCTGGTAGATCATGCGATATTCACTGAATATCAGTTACCTGCATCAGGCGTCTGGGTAAAATCCCCGGCTACCCTATGGATGTCGTCATTTTCTGGCGCAGACGCAAACCAGCGTACCCATAATTCGATTGGATTTAACGCTGTAATTGCGCTGGCTGGAACAAAATTCAGGATTATGCAGTATTGTACTGACGTTACGAAATCTGTCGGTGTAGTGTCAATCCCTGCATCTGCAATAGCGCCAAGCCAGCCTGCAATGGCTGTTCATTTAATGAAAATTCAGTAAAATGGACGGATTGCACCTTGCTCTGTATCAGTTGATCAGCGCAATGACTGGGGTAGAGCCGGTCATCTGGCAGCACCAGAACGCCCCGCGTCCAAACCTGCCGTACTGGACTATGCGACTGTCATCCATGCGCAAGCTGGGATGGGACGCATACAGTCAGGGGGTGGATTTGAATGGTGATCAGATTGTCAGTGGCGTCAGGGAGGCCACGTTACAAATCCAGAGGTTTGGTGATGGTTCGGATATTGCAGTATCGAATTTGCGTGATTCACTATCAAAAATCACTGTGCAAGAGGGGTGGCAGGTTGCAAAAATATCAGTATTCAACACTGGAGATGTTTTAGATGTTGTATACAAACTTGACAACGAACATTACGAACCACGTGCAAACGTGGACTTGTTCATCAGGTTCGGAACTGAGTTGCTTGATAATGTCGGTATAATTGAAACTGTAGTAACGGATGCAGGGTATATTACAAACCAAAGCGTAGGGTTTGATGAGCTGAATCCTGACCTTGGTCAGGTTATTTCTGTTGTGTTGTAAATTGATAAAAATGGGGGTCAGATGTCTACTTTAGATGATATTGTTTCGGTTCAGATTGCGCTTCAGACGACAGGAGTGGCAAAAGGCAATTTCGGAACCCCGATGATTGTCGCCCCACTCATGACTTTTGCAGAGCGTGTGAGAGTTTACACTAGCTACAACGCGGCATCCGAAGACGATCTGCCACCTAACGTGCTCACTGCACTGTCAGACGCTTTCGGTCAGATTCCGCGCCCACGCCAAATCAAAGTTGGGCGTCGGGCTGTATTGAAGGGTGTAATTAATGTTGCCAGCCTGATTGCGCTGGGAACGTATTCGTTCAAGGTCGATAACGATACGTACAGTTTTGTAGCAGACGGAACGCCTACAGCGGCTGAAATCGTTGCAGGGCTGGCAGCGGTTGTGTTGGCAGATACAGACGAAACAATTACGGCGGTGGCAGTCGGTGACACACTGGAGGTTGCATGGATCAGCACAGTCGGATCAATTGAGCTTCTGACTAATTTGCAGTGGGGATTGATCAGCCCGCTGGCTGCATTGAGTGCAGTTGCGGACGATCTGGACGCAATCACGGGCGAAGACCCAGCGTGGTACGGTCTGGTAATGGTTGAGCGCGTGAAGCAAACGCAGCTCGACGCAGCTGAATGGACCGAAGCAAATGACCGTTTGTTCATCACGGCAACCGACGAAGCGGACGTGCTGAACGCCGGGCTTTCAACTGATTTGCTGAGTGTACTAAAGAACACCCGTTACTATCGAACTGCTGCACTTTTTCATACAAACGCTGCAACAGAATATCCTGATGCAGCCTGGGCGGCGCGGGTCTTCACCATTCAGCCTGGAGCCGAAACGTGGGCATTGAAAGGGCTTGCAAGCGTGACCCCATCGCCATTGACCGCGACGCAAAAGCAGACAATCTACAACAAGGGCGGGAATACATTCGAGTTCTATCAAACCCAGCTGGCGTTAACAAATCCAGGCAAAGTGGCAGCGGGAGAATGGATTGACGTGATCCGTTTCCGGGATTGGCTAAAAGACAACATTCAGGTGAATCTGATACAGATGATGATCAACCGAGACAAGGTCCCATACACGGATCAGGGCATACAGTTGTGCGTCAATAACCTAAGAAAATCATTGCAAGAGGGTGTGAATGTGGGCGGCATTGCGCCTGATGAGCTGGACGAAAACGGAACTACTGTGCCAGGTTTTATCGTCACCTACCCGCGATCTGTCGATATATCACCTGCAACCAAGTCATCTAGAATTCTTTCGCTGGAATTTGTTGCGCGACTTGCTGGTGCAATTCACATGGTTGAAATTTCGGGCGCTTTAGCCTACGAACTGTAAAAAAAGGGGACGATAATGAGCGCAATTCTGACAGGCACATACGATCCTTCGAGAGTGATTGTGACTATTGGTGGAGTAATAATTACCGGATTCAGTGATGGTGATTCAATCATCGCCCGGCGCGCTGAGGATATGTATTTCACCCGGGTTGGTACGGATGGCGGCGTGGCGCGGGCGCGAAACGCAAACAAAATGGGCGAGATTGAAATAAAACTCCTGCAAACCAGCGCTGTCAATGATTCGCTGTCGTCGTTGCTGGCTATCGACGATCTTGTTAACGACGGATTGCCAGTTCTGTCAATCACCATCGTTGATGGCTCCGGTCGCTCGCTAGTCGTTGCCACGCAATGCTGGATTAAAACCATCCCAGAGGTTATCTTGGGAAAAGAGGTTTCCGAACGCGCATGGATTTTCAGTGCCGCTGACCTGAAAATATTTCATGGTGGCAACAATGTCTAAAAGGGCATAACATGACACAAGAAACATTTATTATCAGTTCACGTGAGTTCACCTGTGTACGCATGAATGCATTTGCCGCAAACAGGCTGCTCATGCGGTTTCAGAAAATTGCAGTGCCACTTATTGGAACTCTGATGGGCGGGGGCAAAAGCCTGGGGGATGTTGATGTAAAAGAGGCGGCGCAGATTATCGCCATGAACCTTGATGAATCAATAATGGATACCATCGTGCTGCCACTTTTTTCAGAATCTCGCGTTTATTGTGTCGATTCAAAAAAATTTATCAAATCCGCGATTGATATCGATCAGTGCTTCACGACCGAAAACCTGTTCGACCTGTACGAACTGATCTTTGAGGTAGCGAAGTTTCAGTTCGCCCCTTTTTTTACAGTTCTAATCGAGCGCTTTGGCGCCCTGACGAGCGGCGTGAAAACGGGGCAGTCAACGGTGAACTAGATGAATCTCTATCATGCGAGCTTTGGATATGGAGGCCTGTCCTTGCTGGAAAAGTGACTCTTACAGAAGTTAAATCTGGTATAGCAAGTATAGAAAACCTATTTGCAATCAATGCTCTACTGGATATGCAGCATGATATTGAAGCGGCACAATATAAAAAGGGAAGCAAATGATTGTACGTGAGCTGATTACAAAACTTGGCTTTTCTCTTGACATGTCTCAGCTGCATAACGCTGAAAAGGGCGTTGATCGGGTAAGGGATTCCGCAGAGCGCGCTGCTTCGACATTCCGAAACATCGCTACCGCACTTGCCAGTTTTGTAACTGCAAAAGCCATTATCGGCATCGGCGACGAAATGCAAAATCTGCGCATTCGCATGGGAATGATCCCCCAGACGGTGGGTGATGTGGCGGCGGCATTTGATGATGTTGCCGCACATTCGACAGCGGCAGGCATAAAAATTGGTGCGTACATATCATTCTATACTCGACTTGGCCATGCTTCAAAAAAATACGTTAATTCGCAAGAAGAGCTGCTTCAAATAACGGATACTATCTCCAAGGCGCTACTCGTGAACGGTGCAACTGCACAAGAATCTGCGTCAGTCATGCTCCAGCTATCACAAGCGTTGGGTGCCGGGGTCTTGCAGAGTGAGGAGTTTAACTCGATAGCAGAGGCAGCTCCGACATTTATGAACGAACTCGCCGAGGCGATGAACATCCCTCGTGAGCAATTAAAAAAAATGGGGTCTGAAGGGAAGCTCACCTCTAAGGCAGTGATTGAAGCGACCCTGAAATTATCAAAAGTTTTCAATGAGAGATTTGCCAAGTTGCCAATGACAGTGGGGCGTGCGCTGACGGTAGTCGGCAACCGTTTTTCATTGATGATTGACAAAATGAACAGAGAATCCCTGTTCATTACCGCTCTTGCGAATAAAATTATTGCAGCATTCGACATGATCGAGTCTGGTGTAATGAAAGTTGCAAAATCATTCGATGGCTGGAACAACATGCTACGTTTTGTTGGCATCTCGATCGGAGTTGCGTTCGGAGCAAAAGCCATTGCCGTTATGGTTGCGCTTGGCGCGTTTTCATGGGTTGTGATCCTGCCGTTCATAAAAATGGCGGCGGTAATTGGCCTGGTCTCGCTGGTACTGGAAGATTTGTATGTCTGGTGGACTGGCACAGGTGATTCCGTCACTGAAGAAATTGTTGGCTGGATACAATCTAGTGAAATACTTTACGGCGTCATCGGTTCGGTCGTCGCAATTCTGGGGATGCTGGGGACAGCGGTCTATGCCGTAGGGGGATTAATAATCAGTGCATTTACGCTAGACTACAATACTTTTGCGAGCATCCTTCGGGACCTCGGCGGTTTTTTTGAAGATGCAGCAAAATGGTGGGGGTCGTTGATATTCGACGCGCTCAAGGGCGCTATTGTCGGCGCCATAAAGGGTGGCCTTGGGGTGGGGGGGGCAATAGGGAGTTTCCTTGGTATGACGCCATCGGCATCGGTAACACCGTCGAGCATTTCACAGTCATCATCGGGTATGGTTCAACGAAATGTAAACAACAATACCAGTGTTACCGTTACTGTCCCGCCGGGCACAACAGCAGAGCAGGCAAAATTTTTACAAGGTGCTGCACAGGAATCATTCAATAAAGCCAGAGACAACAAGCTGGCGCGTGATATGGCGGTTTATGCGCCATGATCGGATTGTATTTCGGCGGACAATGGTTTCAAACCGCATTCGGTAATCAGTACGGCAATATTGAGCTGGACGCGGCCCTTGATGAAAATCACGAATGGTCTGTTGAGGCCACATCTAACCCAGTTGAAATCGGTTCTCCGGTAACTGATCATGTTATTGATCGATCTGACAAACTCACAATAACAGGATTCATCACTGATGCGCCCCTGAACGCCAGCGCATCATTGAGCAGGTTTAGCCGCAGCCAGGACGTATTTGACCTGTTATACAGATTGATCAAAATCAAGGAACCGATGACTGTCTATACGAAGCATCGCATTTACGATGCTATGATTTTGACAAACGTTACCATCCCTCGTGCCGCTGGCGTAGGCGAGGCTATCGAATTTAATGCAGAGTTCATTAATATTCGTAAAGTCGCTACAGAGATCGTCGACGTCCCCATTGGTATTAATCCAAAAAAAGACAAAAAAAGTGATGCTGCTACAGGAAAAAAAACTGAACCCAAAAAAGACGGCGGAAAAAAACAGGCAGCTAATGTAGAAAAACCCTCAAGTGCGCTTTTCAGGATTCTGAAATAATGGCCACGCTTCAGAAAATACCGCTTCAGCCTGAAACGACAGATCAACTTGTAAGCGTTGAGCTTGGCGGGGCTCCATATATTTTGCGGATTTTGTGGAATGAACGGGCTGGGTATTTTGCACTTTCAATTTTGACGGCAGACGAACAGCCAATTTTGACCAATATCAAAATGGTTAAAAATTATTCGTTGACCGGCAGATTTAAAAAAGACTTGCTGCCCGCTGGCAATCTGTTTTTTGTGCAGGAAAATGGCAGTATTGACCGTCCTGGTTATAGCGATCTAGCAGTGAATTTTGGGCTGTATTATTATGATCCTGATGCAGAGATTCCGTCTCACCCAGCACCTGCTGCGTCAGCCGTGGCAATTGGGTCAGTCTGGGATGGTGGTGCAAGCATCTGGGACAGTGGTTCGACATCCTGGGATCAATAAATCATGCTATTCAATCGTGAATGCTCGCTGGTAATCGGTAAAGAGGGAGGCAAGGGTCGTGAGCTGACAGGTCTTCGCATTGCATTCTCGATCCAAAAAGGCGCAACAAAATCACCGAACAAATGCACGACGAGGGTCTGGAATGCAGCACCTGAAACACAAAAACTGATAGAAATTATTGGGAATGTTCTGATCCTGAAGGCTGGTTATTCAGAGGATATCGGTGCAAAAACAATTTTCAGCGGAAACGTTACGCGGTCGCTGACCGTGCGCGAAGGCGCAGACTGGATTACGGAGCTGGAGATGGAAGACGGATTTATAGAATTCCGTGATACAAAAGTATCAATTTCATTTTCAAAGGGCGCAACCGTGCAACAGGTTGTTTCATCGTTAAGTGGTAAATTCGGATTGCCCGTGCGTCCACTGCCATCCGACATTGTAAAAAGACAATATCCATCAGGATTTGCATTCGTTGGACGTGTGCGCGATGGGATGGACCGAGCTTGTGAAAACGCTGGGCTGGAATGGTCAATTCAAAACCGTGAAATACAAATCATCAAAAAAGGCGAGGCGTTCAAGCGTAATGCATATCTTATTTCTGTAGATACAGGGTTAATCGGTTCACCGGCGCAGGAGTCCAAAACCATGACTGAAGAGGCGGCATCGAAGGGCGGAGTAACAGCCGCTCAACCCGGCGTTCGCAAAACCGCTGAACGCGATGCTGACGGAACCGAAAGACGGATGTTGCAGGTACTCGGTTACAAGGTAACAACACTTCTTCAGCCGCTGATTGAGCCAGGTGGCTACGTGCAGATTAAATCAAAAAGCATCGCAGGTGAATTTTTCCGGGTTGAGGAACTATCGCACACTGGCGACACGCACGGAACCGAATGGTTCACCGAATTAACTTTGAGGTATGTGAAAAATGGCTGAGTCATCGAATAACACAGTAGAATCGCTGCTTGGGCTTATCAAATCTCAGTTGCTGGACGTAAATACAGCCCTGCCCGGCAGGATCGTTTCATACAGCAATGGACTGGCACGAATTGCACCGGACGTTAAAAAGCGGTTTGCTGACGGCGATGTGCTTGACTACCCGATTATTCCAAACGTGCGTATATGCTGGCCTTCGTTTTCCGGTGGCGCCGCCGGAATAAAAGGGGCTGTAAAGCCAGGTGACAGGTGCCTGCTCGTATTTTCACAGCAAGCCCTTGATGGTAGTGACGACAGAAGAATGTTCGATCTTCAGGACGCATACGCGGTTATGTGCGATCTTGGCAATGCTGGTCAGGGTGACAGTGGCAACAATGAGGATATGACCATGTTTTTTGGGGCTGCATATATCCGACTAACCGCTTCAGGTGAACTGAAGATCAACGCCCCCGGCGGCGTGACAATAAAGACCCCGTCAACACTCAACACCGGCACTCTGACGACAGAGGGTCTAATGACGTATGAGAGCGGCATGGCAGGATTCGGTGGCGGGAATGGCACAGTCATTCAGGGCGATTTAAACCATACATCTGGAACCATCACAAGTCTGGGTAAGCGCATCGACGGAACGCATACGCACGGCGGGGTGCAGGCTGGTAGCAGCAACACATCAAGCCCAAATGCATAATTGAATGTACAATAAACCATGTTTGATATTGCGCTAATTGACCACGACCTTGATGTTTCCGGGATGGATTTAAATCTTATCGACGGTGCGGAACAGGTTCGCCAGCAACTTTTAATCAAATTAAAATTGTGGCAAGGGGAATGGTTTTTGGATACTGAATTCGGAACACCTTATCTTCAAAAAATTCTAGGTAAACAGTTGACGCTATCTGGTGCAATTGCAGCATTGCGTAAAAGTATTTTCGAAGTTAGCGGGGTACGTGGAATACAATCGCTGGATTACAGTTTTAGCAATCTGACACGGAAGCTGACAGTTAATTTCTCGGCTGATACGCAATATGGAATCGTTGAGGTGACGGCATGAGTCTGACAACAGAGGGCTTTGAACGTCCGCGACTTAATGAAATTAAAGCTGATTATGATCAGCGATTCACTGACGCACTAGGCCCGGTGAATACGAACGCCGATGCTGTGGTAGGTCAGATTATTGGTATCTTTGCAGCGGCGCTGGATGATGCATACGAGGCATTACAAAACACATACGATAGTATGTATCCGTCAACCGCAGAGGGTACATCACTGGACGGTGCGGTGTCGTTCGTAGGGCTTGAGCGAATAGGTTCCAGCGCCACATCCGTGGTTGCTATGTGCTACGGCATTGAAGGCACATTAATCCCGGCTGGGGCGCTCACTCGCTCGCTCGATAATCGGCAATATGCGGCAGTCTCTGATTCTGTTATTAGTAGATCGAACGCTGGTGATGTACTGATTGAACCGAACACCATTACCAACGGCGGAAACTATCAGATCATTGCTGGCGGGGTTAGTGTGGTTTATACAGCTGATGCGTCTGCGACGGCAGCGGAGATCACTGCCGGGCTCGCTGCATTGTTTAACCCCGTGAATTTTGTTGCGTCAGCATTAAACGGAGTTTTACGATTACGTTTTATTGATCTGCAAAGTGGATTCACTTTGACCTGTGATAGTAAGCTGACCATTTCTACGCTCAGTTCACCGGTCACTTTTGAGTGTGTTGAGCCAGGGGCATTTACACTGCCTGCAAATGCATTAACCACAATGGATAGTTCAATTGCAGGGTGGGATTCGGTTAATAATCTTGTTGCAGGGGCGGTTGGTCATTTTGTTGAGACCGACGAGGAACTGCGCATCAGGCATTCGAGCAGTGTACGAGTGACGGGAGCGGCGACTGTCAAGGCGATAAAAGCGCGATTGCTGGCGGAGGTGCCATCCGTTAGTTACGTTTCGATTTTTGAAAACAGAACAAATTCAGTTGATGCGTTCGGGCTGCCCGCGCACTCATTTGAAACAATTGTTGCCGGGGGAACTGATCAGGCTATTGCAGAAAAATTATTCGAGGTAAAACCCGCCGGGATTGAGACATTTGGCAATACCGATATTCAGGTTATTGACAGTAACGGTGATGCACAGACGTGCAGTTTTTCTCGTGCGACAGATAAATTCGCATGGATTAAGGTGACGATTAATTCATTCAATACAGAAGAGACATTGTCAACAGGTATTGCTCAAAAAATCAAGGATGCGGTAGTCGCATTCGGTAACACCATCGGAATTGGTAACGACATTATCATCCAAAAATTCTTCGGTGCCATATACGAAGCGACACAGGGGCTAGGGTCAGTCACGATTGAATTGGCACTGACCACATTGATCGGTGACACGCCCACATATGTATCCACAAATGTGGTTGTAGACAGGGTTAATATTGCTGTTTTCGACCCTGCAAGAGTGATTGTGGTGGGTGTTTAAAGTTATGAAAAGAGGCTATAACAATGCTCGATTATTCTACAATTGCAATTGCCAGACTAGCCAGCCAGTTTCAAAATTCTACGAAGCTGACGGCTCTAATGTCTGCAATTGTCTCCCCTATTTCCGTGCTGGAAACAGACGCAGATGCACTGATTGAAAATAGATGGATTGATACTTCAATCGGCAAACAGTTGGATGGATGCGGCGAAATTGTCGGTGAACCGCGCCTTGGACGCAATGATGACGAATATCGCATAGCGATAAAATTTAGGGTATTCGTCAATGTGTCCGAGGGCACGCCAGTTGCACTGATTGACGGGCTAAAATTCATAACCAACCCGACTGACTGTCAATATCTCGAATCGTATCCTGCAACCGCGTTACTGTTTACAAACGGATATTTTGTTGATTACAAAATTCAGTCGGTTATGCAGGATTTGTCACCAGCAGGGATCAGTACAGTTCCTGTTGCAGTCTCATTTGCAGATAAGCCGTTTAGATTTTCAAAAGAGCCTCCACCAGGAGAATTGTTTGTAAACGGCGGCGCCAGTTATCTGACTGCAAACAATAGTGACATTCAGGTTAGCCAGGGGGCTGTGGCGTCAGGCGCGTCAACATTAGGCGGCATTGTTCCCGCTGAACTTGAGGTAGGTGCTGGTGGCGTATATCTTGATATCGGTGGGGCTACGCTTGCGGTATATAATCCGAATACACTGACCACGCTTGGACATTATAATTTAACCGGAGTTTTTCAATGATTGAATTCGCGGAAACGTATGTAGGATACCCTGACGGTCAGCAAAATGTTGGGCAGCTACCTGATGCTGTAATGATGAATGGATTTATTCCTGAAACTGCTGGCGCGCGTGGCCAACCGCTTCCAGCGCAATGGCTAAACTGGCTGTTTCAGAAAATATTCAGGTTAATCAACCGTGACCGCGTGACAGATTCGGCAGGAGTTGGGTTATTTACGATCCCGGACAGTTTTGTCAGGCTAGAATCGTTTGATAAAAACGATCCTGCAAAATATCTTGTGGCGATCGGTTACAAAGGGGACACTGGCGTATTACATACATTGACGATTGTAAATAGTGCTACCCTGACGCTCGGCACTGGAACCGTGGGGGGTGACCAACCCGTTTTAGGTGGATCAGCCAATACGATAATCAGGGCATCATCAAGACAATTTGGAGATATATAAAATGGCACTGACCCCCACGGAAGAAGCACTTGTTAGAGATTTGCTCGCTGAGCAGGCTGCAATATTATCGCTCGCAACACAGGAAGCAACGATCATATCAAAGCTAGGGGCGACGAAAGTCACTCTGTCTGATCTGGTCGCCTCAAGCGGCGCTGCAAGCGCTGATCTGATGTTGATACGTCAAGGCACAACTGACAAAAGCATTACCGCACAGTTACTGAAATCGTTTATGGGCGGGGGAGACTTGGCTGTCGCCGTTGCAGCGGGTACGTCCGATGCTATCACCGCAGATTTTACGCCCGACGTGACATTAACAAACGGCCAGATTGTATGGGTACGAGCTGGCGCAGCGAATACAATAACAACGCCCACATTTTCCCCGGACGGACTAACTGCCAAAACAATCGTCAAATTTTCAAATGACCCGTTAGTTGCAGGCGATATCGCAGGTGCTGGACATTGGATAATGTTGCAATTCGATTCAGTGCTGGATAAATGGGTGCTGGGTAATCCTGCATTTGCCGCAGAGCTAGTCATACCACAGGGCAGTGCCACAGGTGGGACTATGACAACAGACGGGTTGTATACCGTTCACACGTTCAACTCTACTGCAAATCTCGTAATAACAGGGACGCTCTCAGATGTTGAGTATCTGATGATAGGTGGCGGCGGCGGTGGAGGTGGAGCGTGGGGTGGTGGTGGCGGTGCAGGAGAGTTTAGAGTTGGCTCATTCCCTACACTCACAGGCACGCTGACTGCAACAATTGGTGCAGGCGGCGGAGGTAGCATTGCTGCACCTGGTGGAACCGGTACTGCAACCTCATTCAGCGCCATTGTAGCCGCAGGAGGTGGTAGCGGAGGCGGGTCTGGTAGCGGAGGCGGAGGTGCTGGGGCTTCTGGTGGCGGAGCCGGTGGAGGTGGAGCAAGTGCTGGCGGAGTCGGTAGCACCGGGTTTAACGGCGGCAACAGCGTAGCCGGTACGGTATCGGTGGCGGCAGGTGGCGGAGGGGGTGGTTCCAGTTCTGTAGGTACTAATGCAGCATCCACCGTTTGTGGCAACGGCGGAGCTGGTAGCAGTAGCTCCATATCTGGCGCATCTATAAATTATTGCGGCGGCGGAGGCGGCGGAGGCGGTAACGCCACTTACACAGGCGGAACAGCTTCACATGGTGGCGGGGCAGGTTCTATATTATCAGGCGGTAGCGGGGGTACCGGTACAGCAAACCGAGGCGGCGGCGGTGGTGGAGGGTCGCACAATGGGGGATCCGGTGGGAACGGGGGGTCTGGTCAGGTAGCGTTACGATACCTGACTGCGTAAAGGGGAGAAACGGATGGTATATTTCGCGGAGCTAGGCACAAACAATGTTGTCCATAGAGTAGTTCATGTGGATGATGAACATGAATTTAGAGGTGAGGTGTATCTGGCCTATGATCTGAAATTAGGGGGCCGATGGGTTCAGACGTCACCGGGTGGAAATATCAGAAAAAATTATGCCAGTGTAGGGTGCAGTTATGATGCAGCGAGAGATGCATTTATTGCTCAGAGGCCGTTCCCGTCGTGGATTCTGGATGAAAATTCATGCAGATGGATGCCTCCGAGACTCATGCCAGATAACGGAGACGTGTTCTGGAACGAGAGCGCACAGAGATGGGTAGGATCAAACCCAAATGATTGAAAAATGTCTGGGTCAGAAACGCAGGGAGTCAGATCGCGATGAACACACTCGGCACCATGAATACATCGGTGTGGTTATAGCACGCGAAGCGAGACGCGAAGAGCGTCGGGAGGCATTGCGACGGGCGGTTATAGAAAAAACTCTTACTGGTTTGATATGGGCCGCTCTTGTCGTCACCGGTACAGCATTGTGGCAGTACATTAAAGGGGCAATCAAATGATGATTACAGTCGAGCAGTATTTTATGAATCGTGATATCAGTCACTTCAATGAACTGACTGACGAGATTCGACGCAACGCAGAAACTACAGTCAATCGAATTAACGAATTGCTTCGATATGCTGCACAGGATGGGGTCGTTCCGGGTGTGTCAGGAATTGGCGGAAATGTGCTGTCCAGCGGCTGGCGTCCTGCGTCACTAAACAGGGTTACGCCTGGTGCTGCATTAAAAAGCAATCACATTATGGGACGCGCCGTGGATGTATTCGATACAGTCAATCGTGATCTTGCGCGCTGGTGTCTACGGAATCTTGATGTGCTTGAGCGTGTTGGGTTGTGGATGGAGGACCCACAATGGACTCCGAACTGGTGTCACTTCCAGCTTGATCCTCCATGCTCCGGTAGGCGTGTTTTTATACCATCAACAGCAAAGCCACTTTGCCAACCATTACCAGAACAGGTGAAAAAATCATGAGCAATAATATACTATGTTTCAAAATAGAGCTTGCAGCGCTTATGACAAAATATGGTGTGCATATTGGGTTTGGCTGTTCACCACGCAGCGACCTGCGTGGAATCCATGATGAACATTTGCATGTGTCAGATGGCGAGAATACAGAAATCCTTAGTGATGATGCCTATCGCTGCTCTGCTTGGAATGTAGGCCAATCCCTCGAAGATTTAATTTTATAACTTACTGACGCGATGGAGAAAAGCATGAACACATTGTTTAAACTGACTATTTTCATGGCTGAATACTGGTGGGTGTTCGGATTGTTGTTTGCCATTGCTGGAGCATCCCGCCTGTTTTTCAACCATATGGTACACATCCAATGAATAGGTCCATGATGGCATTTTGGTTCATATATTTCACCGTGATGTCCAGCATTTTAGTGATGTGGATAATGTCGCACATATAAGGGGAGGATGTATGAGCTGGAGCGATGTCGGTGGTTGGCTGAAAAATAATGCAGGCTCCGGTGCGGCACTTGTCGGCAGTCTGCTTACCGGCAACGTTCCTGGCGCTGTAGCCGCTGGAGTTGCACTGGTCAGTTCCGCAACGGGGACAAATGACCCTGCGCAGGCGCTGGCAAAGCTTCAGTCTGACCCTGCCACTACGCTACGTCTGCGAGAGCTGGCAGTTCAGGAGGAGGCATCAATCAGGGAGCATATCAGATCAATTGAAGAAGTGCGCCTGCGTGACGCTCAGGAGGAACACAGGCAGACTCAGGAGACGGTACGCAGTGGTGACAACGTTGACGATCCGTTCGTTCGACGCACGCGCCCCGCGCAGTCGTGGATCAGCCTGCTCGCCGCGCTTGTTTATGTATTCATAAACAATACCCCGAGCGTGGAAATATTGTTACTGTTGCTGGCATTGCCGTGGACATACGCTGGACTGCGCCAGATCGGCAAGAGCGTTGATGCGCTGGCACGGATAAAATAGTCGGTCTAATACCTGTTAGCCGTCACCAGTCTGCACCGATGACGGCACCTATTCATCAGGCTGCGATGCTCCAGTCCTCGGCCAGAATGTCGGTCTGCGAGGCCAGCCACGGCACCCTCGCTCCCGGCGTGTTCTGTGCGTCGGTCGGATAGTTGAGGTACAGGTAAGGCAGCGTCATCTTGCTGTGCTCGTCAGGTGTTTGCAGTTCGACCCACAAACCTTTTCCGTTCCAGCCGCTACGGGCCACCTTGTTTCCGCGTTTCAGTTCTTGTAGTGCTGCGCCGAAGTCCATGTTTTTTCCTTCCGCTGTTGCCGTGCATTCATCGGGCGCACGGCTAACCCGTCATTGCAAGGGACGCCCGGCGATAAAGCTGCCGGTCACCCCTGAATTCATGCGTTATGCCCCTTCGGGCGGTTTTAGTTTGTGCCGCCGTTTAAGGGCTTCCTCGATTAGCACAGCTTGGCTCTCTGGCTGTTCGCGCATCCACTCCACCAGCCAGCGGGGGAGCTTCAACCCGACCGCAATACGCTCTTGCTCAGCACCTCTAAACTCTAGGCTATGCTCTGCCGTGTGGCATTTACGACAAAGCGTGACTCCATTCTCAAGAGTATTTTTCCCGCCTCTCGCAACTGGGCGAGTGTGATGTGCATGTATCTTTTCGGTTCCGAAGCACTTCGCGCATTTGTTGCCATCCCGGCTCTTTACCGATTTAGCCCACGTAACCAGCGTTGACATCCTCCCCTGCCTTTAGGCAGGGGATTCCTACCGCTTCCCCCCCGGAATGGGGTAGATAGCTTCGGTGAGTTCCTGTTGCTGACGGCATTACAGCACCGTTCACTTGGCAGGCGAGCCGGGCATGTCCTGCCCTTAGAATATTGATGGCCGCATTGAGGTCTGCATTCTCCGCATACCCGCATTCAACGCACTCAAATTTGGATTGTGTCTTGCGATTCTCGGCAGATACATGGCTGAACGGAGCCGCTATCGCGGAGAAATAGCCCCCCAAGTCCCGATTCAATAACATAATTCATCCTCAACCCGAAAGGGATTTTTTATACTTTACATGAGGATGAACTTTAATGACATCAGAATTTCCAGCGCATTTTGCGCGCAATTATCAATGCCTGCTCAATTGCTTGAAGCTGCACGGGATGCAGCCCAAAACTATTGCGCTGTATTCTCACGGAGTGCGTCGGGCTGCGGTTTATTTTAGGAGAATAGGGGACAGACCAGAATGGCACTTACTTAAGCTTTTTTGGGTGTCCATTTTGCTTCACTTGTGCCCTTGCCATATCCCTTGGTTTTGTCAGTAG